CGAACATCAGCTGCCATGGGCGGGTACAAAACACGGAGGCAAGATGTGTATGGTGGAGTGTTGTAAGATAGCGTTCTATGTTGAGCCGTGGATCATAGCGAAGGAGGCGTCTGCACCCAACGAAGTGTATTATCGTTTCACAATTCAAGCTAATGAGATAGAGGAGGATGTTGCTCGTGATTTTCCGTTCACTGCTGGTGACTACAACATACACTCACTGCTCCAACGACCTGAGGTATATTGGGTACATACGGAGTGGATAGGATATAAGACTGATAACCGTTTCAACCAAAAGGAACGGCCTGATGTCTATGATGTTACTGCCCCGAACGGGCAAGGGATTCTGTTCAAGGGAGATCGGTTGTGGGTGACATATATGGTACAAACCACTACCAATACAGTCCCACAAGGACAAGCTTCGTTTGCGTTTCGATGCCTTTGCCGCCCTGTGTGGGTGGACCCGACATACTACATTACCTCCGGTGCCGCCGCTGACAATGCGGGTGGCAAGATCATTGAGGAATGATGTGTAAATAAACCTTCATTGAGAGTGTGCGCATGCCCGCAACGAATGCAGCGCATGAGCGAAGCGAATGCAACGCATGAGTGACTGCCGGGCAGCGCACGCTCCATGCGTGACTGGAGCCACTCCTGCCGCTAGGATCTGGGACACTATACAAGATCGCCCGACCGATAAATTCAAAAGGCTAAGGAGGCACCGCCTCAACTAGAAAATTATGATGTTACGCCCCTATTCAATTTTGGATCTCAACTTATTTGAGGCTCCGCCTCAACTAGAAATTATGAGGCACCGCCCCCATATCATTTTTAATCTACGTTTTACATAGTGTATGAACTGTGTCTGAACTGTGTATGAACTGTGTATGACCTGCGAACAGCTCGTAGGCTATAAAGGCAGAGCGGTACCAGCAGGTGGGTATACTATTACCCCACCTGCGGTACCGGTACCACTTTTGACCCCTGTCCCAATTTTTTTCCGTCCACCACCAACAATGAACGATGAGCTCTTCTTCGAATTCATGTGCACGAATCCGACCGCGCAAACAACCGCACCCAACCCGCTCGCGCCTCTATTCTCTTATGAGGCGCTCCCCGACACCTCTCCTCTTCCGCCCCAGGCCCCCCCCTCCCCCTCACCCACCGAACCGTACAGCCCACCAACTTCTCCAGCTGCGCCTCCACCGCCTCCGCCGCCGCCGCCGACTCGCGCAGGCGGTTGCCGCCATTGGGTATTCACACTCAATAACCCTACTGATGACGAGTTCAACCACCTTGGCAGCGTTTGTGACCCGCAGGAACCCGGGAACGTGCGCTATCTGGTCATGGGACGAGAGCACCCAGAGGCCGGTACGCCGCATCTTCAGGGTTACCTGGAACTGCTGACGCGCAAGCGAGCGCGCTGGGTCCTGGACAACCTCTGCCCCCGTCTACATCTCGAGAAGCGCCACGGCACCCGCGAACAGGCCAGGGACTACTGCTGCAAGGACGGCGACTGGCTGGAGGTTGGGGAGTGGCACGAGGAAGAGCGTGGCCGACGCCACGATGTCGAGACCATGGTCGAGCAGGCATCACAAGGCACGTCATTTTTTGACGCGTGCATGGACGAACCCACCACCGCCCTATTCCCATATGCTTATACCAAGCTGTTGGAGGGGCGTGCGCGGTCGGAGACCACGCGGTGGCGCGATGTCATCACTGTTGTCAAGATTGGACCTACAGGGTGTGGCAAGACGCGCGATGCTTACAGTGCGTGGCCTGATTTGTTCGTTCAGGACTGCTCGGCTGGGAGCGCGATCTGGTGGGACGGCTACGAAGGACAACGGCGCCTGGTGCTCGACGACTTTGCCGGCTGCATACCGTTTCGCTTCCTACTTCAGTTGCTCGATGGCTACCCGATACGTTTACCCGTCAAGGGCGGGTTTTCGTACGGCGTCTGGACCGAGGTCGTGGTGACAACGAACGTACCCGTTTCACAGTGGTACCAGAGGGAAGCCGACATCACCCCCCTTTGGCGTAGGATCCACCACATCGAGCGGTACAGCGGCCAGGGTGGATACGTAGAGGAGTTTCACGCGCAGTATGCTGTATGATTAGTGGTACCGCATTTGTTTTTGGTACCACCGGTACCATTTGCCTTGTATTTCCTATATAACCGGGTGTGAGTGTACGTCCCCACCCAGGTTCGGCTTTTGTGTGTATGAAATAAACCATGCCCTCTTCGCATCGCAAGCGGGCTCCACGTGCCCCCACATACGTGCAGCGCATCAAGAAGGAACTACGGCAGAGGCAAAAGCAGCAGAAGGCTGCGCTTGCAGCAACGACAAAGGACCTAAGGTCCCTCGGCGTACGCGGGAAAAGCGGAAAGAGCGGGTGCAGAACCTGTCGCTAAAGCCCATAGATGTCGAAAAGGCGCAGGACCGGCCCATCAACGGACCGATTCTACCAGGGTTGGACGTTCAGGAGGGCGGTGGAAACGGCCAACATAGGCGAAGAGTTCTCCATCGAAGTTCCGAGGCCTATCCAGGCACCTCCCGCAGGAAGATTCTACGCAATCGAGATCCACGCGATCGAGTGGTACATACCGTACCACATCCGGTGCGGCCAAAGGACCCACGTCTTGGCATCACTCACGACCGTCTCTCGAGTAAGCCGCGAGGCACTCATATCCAACTGTGGGGACCCCGACAACGTGTGGTGGTTCGTGCTACACGCCCACGCGGAGTGCGGGGACGCTTCCGGCGTAGCCCTCCACACGTCTGGACCTCATAACCGACGCGTCGACTACACCGACGACCTTGGCCACGGCAAGCTCTTCGTCGGCAGCGAAATCTTCCTTCAGCTCCTCTCGCACCTGTACGAAGATCCTGTCGAGATATCGGTGCGCATCGACTACACGTTCACGACGGTCTCCTGTCTGGACTACGCGCAGGCGCTCTCAGCACAGCTCTCATCGGAAGTCTGATGGCGAAGAGGCAGAAGATACTGAAGAGGGGTGAAGAGGAGGAGTGGAAGTGGCTGACCTTTGGGAACAACCTGGCCGGCAACAGCCAGGGGCAGTTCACATATGCCTTCGAACATCAGCTGCCATGGGCGGGTACAAAACACGGAGGCAAGATGTGTATGGTGGAGTGTTGTAAGATAGCGTTCTATGTTGAGCCGTGGATCATAGCGAAGGAGGCGTCTGCACCCAACGA